ACCTGGAAGAGCATTGTTCTTAAAGAATTGCCTTTGAAACTTTATCATATAAAAATAAAGTTCCATTAAATTAATAATTGTTTTTAGTTTTGAAACACCTCTAAATATTGAGTTCTCATTCTCATTCATAACATGAATAATTTCTTGAGGTTCAAATCTAATTGCTTCTGCTTTACGAGTTTGTTTGCCTCTACCAAACCCGTAGAAATCACTTTGCTGTTGGTTTGAAACAATGTAGTTATAATGAGATACAAAAGTACGCTCATCCGGAACTACTTCTACATCATTAGCTGGTAGTAAATATAAATCAGCACCATCATAGTAGAAAAAAGCATTACCATCTAAGTGAAAATCTAAGAAGGCACGTCTAAAAAACCTAGCGCGATCTTCAAAAGGATTTGGTTTTAAATTTAAAATCTTATTTACTTTTTTAGCAGCACCACCATCAACAATTAATGGTATCTCGTTCATAGCATTAATATTCATTTCAACAGCACGATGAACCACCTCAATCTCTCGATAAGCTTGTTCAAAATCTGAAATTGTTTCTGGTAATGCAAAAGGTTCTAAAGAAGATATAGATGGTTGTGCAGGATTAAGTTTTTCTGCAGCCCACTCTCTCCAAGTCTTTCTATCTTCATCTGCCATTTTTTTCTCTCTGAATTTCTAACCAATTTTTAATTTTTGGTGTTAAATGATTTGAATATCTTTGACCATAAATAGTATGCAATCTCACATGATGAGATTTACATAAAGTATAAAGATTATGATGGTCTAAACTTTCCTTACAGTCTATAGCAAAATTTTCACGAAGGGAAGTAATTTTTTCAACAGTATCAATTTCAGTCACTTTATTTATAGTACACCAGTTTTCAAATAGTTGACTTACTGAAAAAAGATGGTGAAGTTCTAATTTTTCTTTTGAACCGCAGATATAACATTCATCACGTAGCTTATAATCTTTTTTAATATAGTCTCTTATATATTTTATTGGAAATCTTTTTAACTCAGACATTGTTGAAGCACCTCCCACCGTAATTTAAAATGATCTGGATGACGATTTAATCCTACCTCTCCTTCAGGAAGATTTAACACTTTGCCTACAACAGTGTCTAAAGTATTTAGGTTAAATTGCTTTTTGATTAAGTAGCTTACTACAATATCATCACCTCTTGTAAGATGTTTAAACTTCATTAGGTCCGTTTTGATGGCGTCTAGTGCTTCTTGTTTTACCATCAAAACAGATCCTACTAGAAAGTCTACTCTAGAGTTTTTGCACCAGTGGTCTTTTAATTCTTGATACTTTTTAGCGTTTTGAACTCCTGATTTGCCGTAGATTCCAACAATAGGAACATCACGTTGACGGAGTTTTTGTACTAGTAGAGGAGAAGGAATTAAATCATCATCTAATACTAGCTTATATGCTTCTGGGTAATCATAACATCTTAACCATCGTTCAATACAATAATAATTCTTAGGATTATTAATTATAGTAACATTCCTAGAACGGTACTCAAAAGGTTGTTGTGGATTATTGTTAATAACAGTAATAGGTAAGGACCGATGAAAAGTATCACATATAGCTTTTACGTTTTCAGGTCTTTTGTAGTTTAAAACTATAATTCTAAGCATAAATTGATATATTGCTCATTTTTTGATGAGTATAGATAGCATATCTAACAGCATCACAAGGGTGAGAACACCAATCATGAATTGGTTTTGGATTTTCTGTGTTTGGGTTCCATTTATAAGAACTCATAGCAGAATAAGTATGTCTTGCACCTTCAGTGTCGAAGAAAAGACGGTCTTGTTCTATAAGAACTTGAATAGAATTAATACCGTCATTCACAGATTTAATTGCATTTTCACAATAAATATCATAATCATAAGCAAAGTCAGCTTTTACTTGTTGAGCAGCTGAATCAATATAAATTGTATCAATCCCCCATTCACTAATTTTTTCTTGAATCTCTGCTGCAAGCTCAGAAGTAGTTGATTCTTTTGAAATAAACTCATCAACAATAAAATAGTTATCTCCATCGGTGCCTATAACAACAAAAACATTTTCATCACGATAACCCACGTCGAGTCCTCCAATTACTTCTGCAAAACGTTCACCAACATAGTCACCTACATGTTTTTCTTCATCTAAGTCAAGATAAATTTGTGATTCTGTAGTAGTCCATTCACACTCATACTCTTGTAAGTATAAAGCTTTAGTAATTGTACGTCTAGCTTCATCAACATCAGACTCAGATAATAAAGGATTAGCTCTCCAAGTGTGTATAGACGATGTCCAGTCTGGATACTCAGGATCGTCTCCTCTTAAAAAATAAGTGTAAAGATAATTACCTTTACCTCTTGGAGTTGAGATCCAGAGACAGCGACTGTCTGTAAATGTTGAGAGAGCAGGACGTAAATCTCGTGTAAAGTATTCATCGTTTGGTATAATTGCTGCTTCGTCTACTATTAGTAGATTAGCTGCCCTTCCTACAAGAGAATCCCTATTATTTGCTGAAAGTAGTCTAAATACTGACCCGTTAATAAGTTTTACTACTTTATCTTTTTGATTAAATTTATCAACCTCAATATCAAGAAGCCTGATTAAGTCAGTTACGTAATCCCAAATAATAGAGGAAAGAGAAAAGTTAGGAGCTACAACCATAACTTGCTGTCCTGGCTCTAGCAGTTTTGCAAAAGCTAAAATAGCAGCTGCATATGATTTGCCTGTACGACGTGCAGCAATATGAACACAAAAACGAGAACTATCTAAATTTTCAACCATCGCCCATTGAGACTCATTAAAGGTAACAGGGGTTGGCAATTTATCTAAAAGTCTTTGGATTTTAATTTTAAAAAAGTTATTATTCATTATCTAAAATAGGGAATTATCATTGAGAGAAGGGAAATTAAAGCTGCTGTAACACCACCCACCCATAATAGGGTTTTAAGAGAAGCTCTACCTTGTGTTGCCATTTCACGAATTTCAGATAAGTTTGCTTCTATAATAGTCATTCGTTGTTCAGAACGCTCAAACATAGAAACTATAGTATTATAGCGTTCTTCGCATACAGCCTCATGAGCAGATATGCCAGCCTTATTAGACTGAGATCGTTCGTGTAGTCTATCAAGTTCAGTTTGGATTTGGTCTAACTCACGAACATTTTCTGACATTATTACAACTTAATAATATAGTTTACAACTTCTGAAGGAAGAGTTGTATTCACTGTAAAAGAATTTACACTTAACGAAGGAACTGTTAGTGCGGGAACTGAGTGAGTGTGACTTGACCCAGCTAAATTTCCTACTCCGTGTGTATGGTTATTAACAGTTAAAGAAGGTATTGTTAGTGCAGGAATTGAAAGAGCTGGAATACTTAATGCAGGTATAGTGTGAGTATGATTTGCCTGAGTAATTGAAGCTATCGCTGACGTTGTAGAGGAGTCTTTAGCTGACGCAGCAACTGTTACGTTAGTTGGAGTTAGATCACCAGCACCATCTGCACCGGTAGTTCCCGTTCCTGTATTGCCAGTACCTGTATTACCAGTGCCTGTGTTAGAGGCTGCAGTAGTTGATGTGGCGTTAGCTGTAGATCCTGTAATAGTTACTCCGGACCCTCCTGTATTGCCAGTGCCAGTATTATCTGCTGCAGTGGTTACACCAGTTTTTGAAGCTGAGGTTAGTACGGAAGAAGCTCCTGCAGAACCAGTAGTAGTTCCTAGAGTGCTATTATTAGTACCTTTACCTAATGGGATTTTATCACGAAGATCAGGGACATTAAAGGTAGTAGAGCCATCACCAGTACCAAAAGCAGTACCAACTGCAGCGAACAGTCTTGCATATGTAGTACGAGAAACAGCTGAATTGTCACAGAGTAAATAACCAGTTGGAGCTGCTGCACCACCATATGCCATAATAGTACCTGCTGGAATAATCTCAGCACCCCCTGCTGTAGCTCCGTCATGAATCCGAATATTATTTGTATCTGTATCAAGAGATATCTCTCCTACAAGACCAGTATAACCATCGTTTTGAGAGGAAGTCCCTCGTCTAAATTGTAGCTGTGTAGCCATATGTTGCTCCTTAAAGTGTTCCTAAATCGAATGTGCCTGTTACTGTAAAAGTATTTGAAGAATTTGTACCAATCGCTACATTACCTTGTACGTCAAAAGCTGCTGTATCAACCGTACTAGCACTACTAATGTTAATACCTACATTACCATTAGTATCTATCATTAATTTATCAGTAATATCTCTTCCGAGACCGCCCATAAATGGTGAAACTTTTGTGCTCATAAGTACCTTTCTATCATAATTTTAACCTATAGTCAAAATATATTTACGATAACGCTCCTAAATCGAATGTGGTGACTGTCAAACCTGCAAAAGTTGGGGAATCACCTGTACCCACAGCCTGTCCAATGGCAATGTCATTAGTATTTACAGTTACGCCAGTACCTGCACCAATATTAAGAGTTACTGTGCCTGTTGTTCCACCACCAGTTAAACCTGAACCTGCTGTAACTCCTTCAATATCGCCCTCTGGAACTGCGGCAATCCCAGCTGCAAGAGCCTGTGCGTTAGAAACAGTAGAAAATGTAGTATTAGCATAGGTTCCAAACCCATCTGAACGTGATGTTACAGAAGCTACGTTAGCCTGAACTATATCAATATTAGCCGTGATATGTGTATAGGTAGCAAAGTCATTAGCTAACGCTAAGAAATAAGTGGCAGATACATTTGCCTTTGTGTCTAAATTTGTATTAGCATAGGTTCCAAAATTGTCTACGGTTGTAGTTAACGAAGAAACATTATCATTAGTTACATCTAGATTAGCATTTAAACGAGTTTCTGTACCTGTAGCAGTATCAACAGTAGAAAGTGACGCAATATCAGAAGCTAGTGCAGCTGCATTAGCGTTTGAAGAAGTTCCAAAGTTATCTACTGTAGTAGTTAGAGTGGCAACATTATCGTTTGTTACATCTAAATTAGCATTTAACTGTATAAAAGTAGCAGAAGTGTTAGCTTTTCTTTCGTATACAGACCCTTGAACTCCGTCTAACAAATCAGCATTAAGATTTGTGACAAGAGTTGTTGATGCTACGGTGAAAGGTGCAGTACCAGTGGCAACAGTAGATTGTAAAGTAGATAAAGAAAGATCTCCAAGAGAGAAACTTGCATCGCCAGTGTCTATTATGCCCGATGGTTCTGGATCATATTCATCAAAAATTTTGAATTTTGAATCTGTTATATCAAAAAACATACCGACATGAGTATAACCTGGTTCTGATAAACCTGTGTTACGATTAGAAACCCAACCAGTATCAAGGTTTAGTGGTGCAGCTGTTCCACTCCACTGATCACCAGTTGTGTGACCAGTAGTTGCACCAAAATTAATAGAAATACCGTTAGCAAGTGCTTGCGGAGATCCAGTTATAGCAACACTCACAGCTTCATAAGTTGCAAAATTATCAAGTGACCAATCAAATGTATCTGGTGTCCCAGTAGCATTGATCATTACATTAAACGTTTCGGTAATAGGACCTTCATAGTGTCCCACAAGTGTACCATCGTCTAAACCAGATCCAATAAATAGAGTAGCTGCATCACCAATTGTATCACCAGAGTTAAGATAGATAAGAGTATTACCAACAGCAAGCGAGTTTACAGAAGTGATAGATTCAGAACCCAGAACTGCCAAGTTACCACCAATAGTTAAATCAGCATCAACATAGGCAGAACCAGTTACTCGAAACGATTCAGCTGTTTGATTTTGAACATCTAGATAGATACAACCATTTGTACCATCTGTAATAAGTACGATACCTAAATCGACAGAAAAATAAGGATAAGTAGGAGAAGCATTTTGCAGCCCGCCAGCTGAAGGAGAAACGTGAACTCGTTGACCTGCAGTTAATCCAGTAGTATCACCGAAAGCAATACCAGCTCGCTGAACAAAACCAAATCCTTCATCTGCAATAGATTCAGCAGTAAGACCCACAGCATAAGCTGTGGTTTCAGTGGCTGCGTTTGCTAGAGCAATTGTCGGAGTTCCACCATCTTCTGACACAAGATAAACTGGTTTGAGCTGGTCAATTGAAGCACCAGAAGTGTTTTTTACGTAGACCATCTCATCCTGACCTACTATAACATTAGCAGATATTCCAGGACCCATAACTTCAAGAGCATTTCTACCTGTATGGTAATGAACACGACCTTCTGCATGCTCAGGAGCGAATGATTCTAAAAGAGCAAAGTCAACAGTATTAGACTGCAGAGCAAGGTTACCAAACTGCTCAACTGCCACACGAATACCTGCGTTTGAAGATCCTGTATAAACTGTGAGGTTATCTTGTACCACATCTACATTAGCATTCACTCTAGTATCAAGAGCTGTCACATTAGCTTCAGAAGCGGCAACATTGTCTTGAAGTAAATTGAGACTTGCAGTAACGTTAGAAGTAGCAGTATCAACTGTGGTAGTTGATGCATCTGCACCAGTAATTGTAATACCAGATCCTGTTTCATTTGGAGCGATAGTAACATTACCAATATAAAGTGTGCCTGGGCCTAGGTAAATATCTTTCCAGACCAAATCTGGTGCGCCTAGTGAGTATGTATTGTTGGAGGAAGGTTCAACGTTTGCATCAGTAATAATTACATTTGAGTCTGTATTATAGGTAAAGAATGTATTATCAGCTCGACGAGACTCAACTGCATTTACATTAGCTTCTGTGGAAGCAACATTAGCAAGATATTCAACTCGAAGAGCTGCTACGTTAGATTCAGCTGATGCAACATTGTCTTGCACAGAGTCTAAAAGTAATAGAGTAGCGTAGGTTGAAGTGATATAAGAGTTTTGAGAAGTAACATTGTCTTGTACAACATCAATATTAGCGCTGAGTTGTACGTTGTATGCATCAGCATTAGCAGAGACTGTATCAATGTTTGTATTTACACCTGTGAACGCATTAATAAAAATAGTGGTATTGTCTGCACGACGAGTTTCGAGAGAAGTGATATCGGTAGCATTGGTTGCTACGTTATCTTGAACAACATCAATATTAGCATTTAAAACAGTGTAAGTTACAAAATCGTTAGCTTCTGAGGCGTAAGTACGAAGCGAAGCTGCTGTTACTTTTTTAGTGGTATCACCGCCTACATCAACAATAGGAACTACATCATTATCAGCAACGTCAACTGCTGCGAGTTCCGTGAGTTCGGTGATTTTAACGTTTGCCATTAGGTCTCCTTGAAAATTTCAATACTGTTATTGCATTTTTACACAGTTTCACTACCCTGTCAAAAATCAATATTTAAGTTAGCTCACTTTGGTTAGCTAAAATCTTCTGATCGTCTTGAGTGGTCAAGATGTCCAGTGATTGTGATAAAATAAAGTTAATGCCAACATCTTGTGGGTCAACAAACTGTTCTGAAATAATTGCGTCACCAGATTGTGTGATAAGTATATCGCCTGATTGAGTTAAAATCTCTGATACAGTAAATGCTGGAACTTCAGCTTCACCTGTCGCAAAGTCACTTTGTTCTGCAAGAATGAGTCTGCCATCTTGAGCAATGAGAACATCTCCAGCTTGAGTTAGTAGATGGTCAGCTGTAACTCCACCTAGAGCACGCCGCATCGCAGAGACAGAAAGTAGGAGGCGATGCGCTCCTAAAGGCATTAGTTTCTCTCTGAAATATAGAGTGTGCCAGCAGTAGTAGACTGTATAACAGCTATATATTTGTCATTGTTAGTTGGATCAGTCTCCGCCCCTAGAGAAATGT